CCTTCACTGAGATAAAGTGGTGGGTTTTCTTCAATAAATTTTTTGCGTTGAGCTTTTTTAGTTCTCTTGTTCATATATAGCGGTATTTTTATTGTTTTCCATAAATTCCACTCTTGTCACTCTCACTCTACCGCTAGTTTCCTCTTGAACAAATGTGTTCAACTTCTCAAATATATATTTTGCAAACTGTTCTGCTCCAACAGCTGGTATTACTCTAACTTGTGCTAATCCATGTTCACCCATTGCTTTAAATCCTGCTAAATATGGATCATCTTCGGATATGATCAATGTGTGATCAAACATATAGTCCATCCAGGCTTTAGGATTCATATCATCAATAGTGCCTTTAGCACGTTTCATACCTCCAAAATCCCAAACCCAATTACGCTCGTCTAGCTCACCTTCGAACCATACTCTAAATGATACTCCATAGCCATGAAGGAATCTACAATGTGTTCCTTCTGCTTTCCATTGACGGAACACGCAACTGTAACCATCAAATAACTTAGTTGACTGAAACATATTATTATTTTTTATCTATATTAATATTAGATTTAAATAGTAAAGCAGCCATTAATTGTAACCCACAGGCTTGCCAAAACGTAATGTATGGTAAATTAAATAATTCTGGCATTAATATATTCCACAATATTTGAAGTGGTAAACCAAATAATATACAGGCTAAAACTAATATGCCTACTAGCATTAATACATCATGAATTTTCTGACTCATCTATTTGTTTTTGAATATCATTATTTAATTGTGTTTCTGTTTGATCAGTAAAATCAAGTAATTGATCTATTATTTCCTGTATTTTTTCAGGAGATAAACTATTAACATCCAATTTCTGGAGTTCTTTAAGTTGTTTTTCTATATCTTTTAAATCCATATCTTGAAATTTACTAAATTTTTCTGACAATACCACTTTTCCTTTTTTATGTTTTGGTTCATATGGGCAGTGTCTACATCCATTTCCGCAACATGATCCTCTTTGAATGTGGAAGAGCGCAGTGAATATCACGCGCTCTCCCTCCATATAATAATGAATACCCTCTTTATACGACTTCACAGGCACCTCCTGCACACGCTGCTTGGTCTTGTAATGCTGTTTCATCTGTAAATTCTATTACTTTAGATAAATCTAATGAGTGTAGATGGCCTATCCTCTCTTTAAATTGCTCTTCTGTAATAGTTTCAAAAGGAGCTTGAGTATATGTTCCTAGATCCTCTGGAAGGAATGATAATGCAGTAAAGTATTCTTTATTTTCCCATAACCACTCACCTACAGTTGGCCATTCATCTTGTTTAATATTTACTGTAGCTGATACGTTATGCATATTGGATCCTTTTCTATGTCCTGGTTTAATCCATTCTTTATTGAACTTCTTAATACGCTCAAGTAATTCAATGGCTGTTTCTTTAGGACGTGTAATTGATCCTTCTGGGGCACGTTGAGGAATAGTTACAATAGCTTGGATGTTTGGTTTGAAGAAATCATCTTCTAACAATTCAGGATGATGAATTGATAAGTGAGTATATAATGCCTCATTCTTACCAATACGGATTCTTCTTAAATAGAAATCATCATGCCAAGCGTGAATACCACTTGATGTACCTAATACTAATGAGGTAGTACCACTTGGTTTAACACATGTAACACGAGCTGCTTTATTAATACCAATTACCTCAGCTAAGCGAGCATTTTCTTCTACTGCGATTTTAGCTGCTTCTTTCAAACTATAGTTTAATACAGCTCCTGAAGCGATACCAGTCATTCCAATTCCTAATAATGCTTCTTTTTCAGTTGTTTTCTTCCATACATCTCTTAGATAGTGGAAATCAGTGTATGAGGCTTGTAATGTACCAATGAATGAGGCTGCTTTAACTCTAGCATTTAAATCCTCTTGTGATTCAACTGTTGAGGCATTTACCTCACACAAGTTACAGAATTGATTTGGTTTCAAATTAATTTCAGCACATGGGTTAGTACCAGCGTCTTTATCGTTTGAGAAAATAAATCCTGGTTCACCTGAATTGCTTAATTCAATCTTCTTCCACAAATCAAGGAATACATCCTTTTCAATTTTGGATTTAATAAGTACTGCTGTGTTGTTAGCTCTTCCACGTTGTGGATTGTCTTCCCACCAGTTTCCAAATTTACATGTTAACATTTCCTCATCATTCAAATTGAATAAGGCAATGAGGGCAGCTCTACGAATACCACCTGATAATACAGCATCAGCTAAATGACAGATGATATCATGACATTCAAGTGATGTTAATTTATCACCATCTTTTTTTCTATCTAAGATTGCTTGTACGTGTACTAAGGCAATTTTAAGTGGTTCAGGACCAGGTGCTTTACCACCTACAGTGATTAATTGAGCACCTTTAGGGCGAATATCTCTAAAATCAAATAATGGAAGTGGACCACCACGTAAGTAAGATTTGATCAATACTTTAACGGCATCAGCCCATCCTTCAATGCTATCACCTACTAAGTAACGCTTTGATTTAAGTGGCTTTCTTACCTCAGGTAATTTTTCAATATGATGTTGTTGAACAGAGTATCCAACACCACAACCAGAGAGGAGAAGGAACATTATTTCGCTGAAGGAAGCGATATCATCAATAGGCAGATAAGAGCAATTAAATATACGAGCATTATTAATGTCAACGGGCTTACCTGCAAATTGCATAGAGCGCATTGATGGTAATACTTTCTTATCGTAAACGAATTTATAAGCTTCTTCAATTTCATTTTTTAGGTTTGGGAATTTTTTTAAATGCATTTCTTTGTTTCGATCTACTAACTCTTCCCATGTTTCTCTTCTGTTTAACTCTGATCTGAACTTCGCATACTTCATGTAAACGGTAATGTCAGACAGAATACTCTGTTCTACGTTCATCTTCTGTTTTGTTTTTTAATTGTTTAAATGTTGTTTGATAATCCCGGCTATAACTGATTTAGGTAATACTCCACTGAAACGATAGACTTGTTGTCCATCTTTTTCTAATATAACTGTTGGAACAGAGGATATTCCTCTTTCTATAGCAGCTTCTCTATTTTCATCAACGTCAATTGTTTCAAATGTAACGTTTGTAATTTCATTTTTAAGCTCTTCAAATACAGGAGCAAGCTGCTTACACGGGCCGCACCATGCAGCCGTGAACCTTTTAACTATTACCATAATACTTTTATTTAGCGTGTTTATAAATATAATATATACTATTGTTCCCCTTCAAACTTTAAAAACTTACTTCGAAGAACATACTTATCTTCTATTCCTACATCAGAGAAGTCATTTGTCTTCTTATTTGCTTTTTTAGTTTCAAATTCCTCGTCATCTAGAGGTTGATCGTATATATCTATAAATCCGTTTGCTGTATTAATTTTGGAGCTGAATGTTAATCCATCAGCACCATATCTGTTTTTGATGAAGTGCCAATTACCAGTTCCATTTACTTTATCTTTACGTCCGCGAGCTAAGGATATAATTATATCTCCAATCATAATCTTATCATATGATCCAGCTGCGTTTTTAGCCTGTAAGATGTCTTCATCAGCACCTGTTCTATTTGCTTGTGAAGGTGATACAATTGGGATGTTGAGTTGTTTTGCTAATCCTTTAGCATCAGTGTAAACATCATCAATTTCATCTTTACGTTCTTTTCTACCTTTAGTGCGTAGCAAGTCCAAGTAATCAATTATAATCAAATCAGGTTTAAACTCATTCTGATGTTCAAGTTGCTGTAGGTGAGCCTCTATCGTATCTAAAGACGCGCGTTTAGGTGCGTATTCTTTGATCATTATTTTGCCCTTAACTTTGCTGATTGATTCCTCTACATCCTTACGATTTTCAGTTAATTTATCAACATCAATACCTGAAAATATTGCATCATAACGTTTACCAACATATCCTTCAGATAATTCCAGTGTATAATGAACCACATTATATCCTAGTGCTGCGGCATAGGCTCCCATAGCCATAACGCCCCATGATTTACCTCCACCTGGGTTACCGAATAGCAATACTAAATCGCCTTTACCATAACCACCTTGTGTTAAATCATTAAATGTTTTCCAAGGGAATGGAATTGCGCCACGATCATCATCGCGATATCTTGTTTCAACATCAACTAAATAATCCAAACCAACGTTTTTATCTTCGCCTGCTTTCATAGCATCGTTGATCAATGCTCTAATTCCATCATAATCTCCCATGTTGAGTAGATCAACGGAGGTCATGATGGCTTTTTTCATTTGTTGGTTTTTGCAGAAATCGCTAAACTCTTTTTCAACCCATTCCAAATCACTAACATCAGCCATTTTATAAGCCTCACGAAGTGCATCAGTGAGAGAAATTCGAAGTACCTCATTTTCAATCTTTTTAATTTCAATTGATAATGTTTCAATTGTAGGGTAAGTGTGATATTGTTGGAAATATTTTTGAACGTATTCTACTGTCCATTTGTGAGCACTAGATTCAAAGTATTCTGGATCTAGTGAATCTGCTATATTGAGAAGAAATTCGCGTTGTGTTAGTAAGGCACCTAATACCTTTACTTGAAATGCGTTTCCATATTGATTAAGGCGAGAGAGAGTAGTCATTCGTAACTTATTTTTATTAATTTAATTAATCTATCTTGTATTTCCAAATAAATCCACCTGCTGTTTTTGCTAATCCTATTAAAACATTAGGTATACCTTTTATTCCTGTCATATTTCTAGCTTCAGTAATAGATTTATATTCATTTATTATATTATTGTTTTTATCTAACTGCCATATAGGTTTAGATTTAACTTCTATACATTTATGTCTGTTATTTTTAATAGCTTGGTTCCATTCTTTACTATGCTTTTCTCCTATTCTAGCTAATGATAAGTTTTGTTTATGTTTGCTTGATTTAGGTTTACCATAATTACCATGTTCGTTTCCACTTTTAATATTACGCTTTGATCCTATTCTAGCTTGTCCACTCATTTTACCCCACTCAGGATTCCATACACGTTTTTTTAATCCTTGTTTTATATTCTGTTTTGTTTCTTCTGATAATCCTGAATTTCCAAATGGTTTGTTTGTTTTATTATAGAAGTCAGGATTATTTTCAACATCGTAATAATTTAACCAATATGTTTCTCGTTCTATAAGATGATCAATGCTGCTGCAGTGTTCAATTATTTCTTTTTTAAAATTATGTTTACCATATTCTTTAATAGCAATTTTTAAATCAGCTCCTGACCCGATATAGTTAGGGTTATTATTTGCATCTTTACCTATATACTTTTTACCATTAATAAGGTTTGTGGTTTGGTATATTATCATAATATCGTTTACAATAAATATATGACAATACTAGAAAAATTAAATACGTCGTTATAGCTTTTCTATTTCTTGTTTTACTTCTTGCCAATATTCAATTCTTGCTGAAATCACATCCATAGATACTGATGGTTCTATTTGTGCTATAATTTCATCTACTGCTATTAATGCACATTGTTGTGCAATATATCCGTTATGCTCTTCGCCAAGTACATCAATATTATCAAACCTATCTACTAACTCGTTTGCTTTTTCCTTTGGTGTCATAGTTTATTTTTAATTGTTGAATTTACTAATTGTGTATCACCAATTCCAT